TGTTTCTTTACCTGTTCCTCTTGTTTTTCAGTTACATCAAACCATTTAGAGATAGCTTCACGTTGCTTCTCATTCATGTTCTTTATCTGAGCAGAGTTGCCAAGATACACCTTTAGCATATTAACAGCATCTTCAACAGTTTTATTGAGTTTTTTGATTTCTGTTTCTGCCATTATTTCTTACCCATAGCTTTAGATTCTTCTTGCATTTCTTTCATGATCAAGGAAATATATATTTCCCTCTCAAACCCCGGCATCTGATCACTATCCAAAGGTGATATATTACATTTTCTTGCAAGAATATATTGTTCTTCTATGATTCCTTTGAAAGAACCCCACAAATTAATTAGCCAAAAAAATTCTGTTGGATAGGTATCATGTCCTTGTTTTCATGTTTACAATGAATACAATCATATCCATATTCAAGTTTCCATCCAAATCCCATTGAGTCAACTGATTTTTGAATCTTTTCCATTTCATGCATAGGTATTTCTTCTACAAAATAGATTTTATCTTTAATTGATAATTCCTCATCAATTCCACTTGGAGTCTCTATTTTGTCTATTGCACATGCATGGAATAAAACTTGAAACATATAACCTAGTTGCCTGTCTGTTGCATTTTTCGGGAAGAATCTTGATAACATTTCCTGTTGTTGATGCTTCCTTTTCATATGCCTTAAATGGACTTTTATATCATTGGATAATTCAACAATAACATTGTCCAAATTTTCAGGTTCTACTATTTCAAGTGAATCAAGATTAACTCTTTGAAGGGATTGAGAATTACACTTATCACAATTTAATTGAAATTCAAGTATTTCACCTTTCGTCTTCTTTCGTATTTCTAACAAGAGGAACAATCTATCATATATAAAAAGTTCCCCAATATCGAACCCATCAGACAAAACACTTGATGATATCAAATCATCAAGTGCCTGTTCTTGAACTACATAATTTGTTTCATTCTCATAACTGAGAAGCTTTTTGATTTGACCTGTTGTTACAGGCTTGAATTGAACTGTTTGTTTACTTCCGGGTAATTCACAAGTAAAGTCATATACATTAACGTGTTGTAAAAATTTAGGTTTTTCAGACATTTTTTAAGTTTTCCCCCTTACAGCTTTAAGTCTAATTTTTGTTATTGTGCTCCCCCTCTTTCTGTAAAAGCTACCTCATGGTAACTGTATGTAAAAGTTACGTCAAAAGTTGCAACTTCTGTAGATGAGTAGTCCATTTGAATCTGTGATATTTCTTTAGGCCAAGCATCATGAATTGTAAATTCAAGAATTACCTGTCCTTCATATCCGATCATTTGTAGAGTCTGATCCATCATGAACACATCATGAGTTGCGTAAAAATTGTCTACAGGGTTATGGCATAGGTTAGACCACTTTTCGAAAGTGCTTCTAACTTTAGCTTCCAAGTCAACATTGAATGTCACAACAAAATCTGTATATGTATGTTTCCCCGGAAATTTCCAATCAAATCCCTGCCAATTCAAAGTAACTTCTTCAAGAGCAGTAGAAGGCATTTGAGCAGTTTTTACTAAATAGATAGCATCCTCTTGGGTTAGGTCTGCAATTAGCGCACCCGGCCATTGAGGTTGATAGTAAAACAAGCTACTCTTAGCACCATCTCCAAATCTAGCCTTAAAAGCTTCTATATTGAATGATCTTACATCAGGCATTTTTAATTTCTCCTATATTCTATTTATGGTTTTTATCCTTTAAATTTATCACTATAAACATCATTTATTTTGTTCAAAGCATCTTTCATCATTAGATAGATTTTATCAGCTTCTTTGGAATGTCCATCCATCTTCATCTGATTATGGACTGCTCCTGCCTTCACATTTAATTCCTTTACCGCTTTATACATTTGTGGTGACATATTTGCCATACTGCTTTTAGATAAAACCATTTCATCTATGTATTCTTTGAATTGTTTCATTTATACTTCCATCCTAAAGTAATACTTTTTCAGGTTCTTGCTGTATCCAACATCGAACTTATCACCGGGATTATTTTTCCCTTTATTGGAATATTTCATATACAGTCTTAAAGTAGCTAATTCTGAACCAAATCCATAGAAAGCACTTCCTTGCATTTCGATCTGAACTTGTTCACCTGCAATCTTTTTCCATTGGTCAACTAATCGTTTAGCTAAATTAGAGTCTGCTTCAGCAACCTTTTCTTCTTTTTTCTTTTTTTTATGAGACTTACCGCACATCTCACCTATATACTTTTCGAACCTGCTCATTTTTAGTCTCCTTTAGAATACTAATTATTATATACGGACTTGAGCATCATCATCTCTATACGGACTTGTTGTAGTTGGGTCTTGTAATACACCTGTTACCCTTCTATAACCTGCCGCTTGAGAACTATCCGTAACATGCCAAGTAACCATGTTTCTGATAGCAGGTGCTTTAGTGTTAGGTTTATTCTCTATATTAACAAGAGAACCACCACCTTTAGATGTGTTAGCGTATCCTGCAACTTTATTAGCTTTAGTTCCACCCGGATTAGCACTAATCTTATTTCTATTGATAGTGGTATTCAAGGTTTTAGCCTTTTGGGTTTGCTGATTGTTTTTTACGGATGCCGGCCCTGCTTTAGGCATTCTTCCATCTTGAAAAACTTGTGGTTCATTCAGCAACCAAGCTTGACCATCTGTAGGTTTTGCCGCTAGTGCTAGTGCAGGAGTAGCATAATTTGTTAAATTTACATAAGTTGAATAATTCATAATTTCCCCCTTAATTTTCCTATAAAAGGGGGGAAAATCCCCCCCATTGTACTATTATTTTTGTTATGGTGTGCTTGCCGCAACTAACTCTGTGAAGCTTGCACCTGTTTTTGTAGCAATCAGGTTCAATACAATGAACTCTGCCGCTCTTGTAGGTTTAATGTAAATGTCAACCCACAATTCATTTCGATCAATCCTTTCAGGTGTGTTATTTCTTTCATCACACACAATAAGGTAATCAAAAATTCCCCTTCTTGCAACTACATCTCTCAAGAATGGGTCAATCATGTTAATGATTGCCAATCTTGTAAATGTATCATTAGGTTCAAACAAGAAATATTTCAATGCCGTACTTACCGCTTTACCGATTATGATAAAAAGTCTTCTAACATTCACTCTATTGAATGCTGAATTCTTGTCAAGCATGTTTTTCTGACCCCAAACAACTTTTCCTTGTCCCGGAAAACTCACTACAGGATTCAATCCATTCTTGTACAAGATATCCCTTTCACCCTTAGTTGGATTCCAAGCTAACTTTCTGACATTATTTAGAATTCCTCTATTAAGACCCGCAGGAGCAAACCAAGCTTCACTAACCTCATCGGTATTAGCATAAATCCCTGCCACATGTCCTGCCGCAGGTATCCATCTATGCTTTGCATTCCATTTATCGTATACATTCAACCAATTAGCATATGTAGCAATGTAACTTGAATTCTCATTGAGATTATATGTAGCACCAAGGCCCAATCTGTAATCTCTACAATCTGTTGCTTCATTGCTCTTGTTGTTGATAACCAATGATTTAGGAACATCAAGGACTGCAACTGAATCTGCTCTGCTTTCACATATGCTCTTTATTGCCGATTTAACTGTAGTAGATTTTCCTGCATCAATGAATAGATTCACGTCTATTGTTTCAGGGTCACTATAAAGTTCATATGCTTCTTGAATATCAGCATCAGTTACACTATCTCCATTGCTTCTGACACCACCACCAAAATTATCATATCCATCCATGTATTTGTTTTTGAAATTTTGATTTTTGAATGCCGCAGTAACAGACACCCTAATATAATTAGAATTACTATTAATCCAATTCTCAATGAAGATGTTAGCACCTGTATCATCTATAGCTGTTGGGTCTGTACTTACTAAATGAGTCTCAACAACCTCATAAGGTATTGGACTACTTGTGATATTCTGTTGTTTTGCCGCTCTTACAACAATTAGCAATTGTTTATTATCGGAAAATGCTGTATCAACTTGTTCATCAAGATCATCATAAAGTTCTGATGAAATACCGATTGCACTTGCCGCTAATTGTCCTTGCCTGACCTTTAAGTATGTCTGTCTACCAACAATACCGATCTGTACATAGTTCCCCCATTCCCCTCTACTTTGAGCTATAAAAGCCATTTCAGAACCATTATCGGGTCTTCCTGCATCGAAAACTGTTGATTCTTCACCGAACTCATCAGGGTCTTGTGATGCTAAATCGGATAATTGATATCCATTAGCTGATGTGTATTGTGATAAAGAACTTCCTGATGCAATTGTTCCGTATGCACCTGAAAAAGTTGCACTTGGAGCTAAAACTCTTGTACAATACAGATTTTGACCATACTGAAGAAATCCTGCTCCTGCCATAATGTCTTCATAGGACTGTCCTCTTTTTGCCATTGTAGCTGTAGCTGTTCCTAAAGCTTCTTCAGGTCTACCAAAAAGTTCAATTAACTCATCAATATCATTGACTAATTGAGCCTTTAGTTCCGGCCCTTTCCAAGTATCTCTTAAAACAAGTACACCGATAGAAGTAGCAACCGCAGGTATGGTTGTTGTTAGATCAATTTCATTTACGTCTACCAAAGGTGATAAATACATAGTCATAATTAAATTCCCCCTATTCAGATTAAATATCTGAGCTTACTATCTTTCATATATATTTATATTTTTTTGCAAAAAAATCATTTTTTTAAGGCCCACCACCTGAAGCTGATTCACTTGAGCTTGATGTTGAGCTTGATGATGAACTTGAACTGAATCCAAATATAGGATTATCTGTCCATCCTGTCTTTCTTATTTGGAAATAATCATATTGAAAATTCACTACACTTTCCAATATAACATCCCCTTCTCTCTGTGAAAATGAGACCTCACCGATCATGCTAGGCCAAATATCAATAAACTGAATCTCCAATACAATATTGGCAAAGTTATCTGTTACAATTAATGATGCATCGACACCATAATTTCTATGTTGTTCAGCTATCTTATCTTTATTATTATTAATATAGCTCATCCATTCGAACAGAAGCTTCCAATTATCCAATCTTGAGTCCACTACAAAGCTAACTAACCATACATCGAACTCCATTGGTATCAATCCACGTCTTGTTTTATTACCCTGCCAATGTAAATCCTCATTTGCCATTGATACTGAAGGCAAAATAGCAGAGAAAATATTCATAATAAACGGATTGTTAGCACTTATTGATGTTTCTGTTGGAATTAATGGAAAGATCAACCTATAATTAGTAGGAGTTGCCTTATCCATATTCTGTAAATTAGATGAATTACATGTAATCATAATTGTTCCTTAAACAATACTTGGGGTTTTTATTTTTTTAAATGATCTTCCGAAATTTCCCCTGTCAATTTTTAGAATTGAACCTATTTCCTTTTTCATTATACCTTTAGGGTCATGGATTAATTCTGCTGTAACTATAGCACTACCCATGTGATTTTCTACACTTATTAATTGTACTTCAATAGGATTTCCACTTTTATTAGCTTTATATATCCCACCTTTGACAAGTTTTAATTCACCCAAATATTTTTCTATTAAATCCATATTTCTCCTATTTAACCCTGTTTACTGCCGTAAATTTATATGCAACCTTGTTCCATTTGTTGACTTCAGCTTTCTCATGTCCTTTGACTGTGAAATCAACCTTTTTTTTGTCTCCTTTCTTCAGTCTATTTCTGCCGAAATGCTGAATCATATTACCATCTCTGTCTTTCATAACGGTAATTGAGCTTTCACCGAATTGAGTCTCAAAGAAATGTTTCCTTAGAACCTCAACTTCAATGCCTTTCATTCTCTCACCGATAACACCTAACCATTCACTTGCTTTTAGCTCTGCCATACTTGCCGCTTGTTTCTCTTTTTTTGCCATTTCCTC